AGAACCAACAAGCAGATTCGATTGCACCGTCTAGAGTTTCAAGATAAGCGATAGTCTCGTCAATAGATTTGCCGATTGCTGTTGCAAACGCTGAGTAATTATCACGACCCGTTAACTGAATAGCACCGCGGCCGCGATACTTATAACCATCACCGCTAGCTTCGTTACCATTGCCCATACGAGAAGCATACACTCGATTGGCAATCATTTCGGGCTTGCGTTCGTATTTCGTTGCGATTGCATCGTCTGCAAAATATTTACCGAAAGTGCCACGCAGACCTTTAGCACCATAGTTTAAATTTTCTTTCAATACAGTAAAGTCCATAGACTCGTGTCCACACTGAGCTAAAAAGCCAGCAGCACGTTCTGCCGTATTAATATCGTATTTTGGAAAAGCAACTGTGAGTGCTTTTAAAAGTTGTTCTGGTTGTTTGTTGTTCTTAACGCACTGTTTAAGTTTGTCAAGCGTTAGGGTTAATGCCATTTATTTTTCTCCTATGTTGTTTATTTCAATACCGCATTTCAAAAGAAATTGAATACCTTGATTACTTCTATATGTATGTTTATAATAAACTTTCTTTATACCTGAACCGTAAATTAATTTTGCACACTGAATACATGGTGCATGCGTAACAAAAAGAGTAGAGTCTTTACCAGACTCGCCATCCCTAGCTAATTTAATAATAGCGTTTGCTTCAGCATGAACAACTTCTACTTTAGTTTCAATGTCATTATTCTCATTGGTAAACTCACATACATTATCCCAACCTGCAGGCATACCGTTGTAACCAATACTGATTATTCGATTATCTTTAACTATAATCGAACCCACTTTTAGTCTAGTTGCTGAAGACAACTGAGCAAATCGCTCAGCCGTATCCATATAAGCATCAATCCATTTTTGCTTCATACTATTTTGGCTTAGTTTCTTTACCAGTCAAGATAACTCTTTCAGATGTGTTTCTTGTAGACTCTGCTTGAATCATTGCTAGTTTGAATAGTCTTCGAGGCTCTCCTGTCATAGTAGACAAGAGTCGTTTGATTGGTTTTGATAAGTTAAATGTTGCATTTGTTTTCATAATGTTCACCCTATATAAAAGGGGACCTAAGTCCCCTCATGATTAATCTTCCACTAAAAGTTGTTTTTCAGTCTTTGTTGGTTCTACCAATGGTAGGTTACCGTTAGCGATAATAATCTTACGTGGCTTCTTAGATTCTGGAATAACGTTTTCTAATCTGATACGTAAAATACCATCGACATACTCAGCACCCAACACTTCGACTGTGTCTACGATACTAATTGATTTAGTGAATGCTCTAGCGGAAATGCCTTTATGTAAGTAATCCACATTGTCTAAAAATGAGGACTCTTCTTCTGTTTGCTTCTTTTCACCCTTCACAATTAGCGATCCATCAGCTACTGTGATGTCGATATCATCTTTTGAAAAACCAGCAATAGCTAACTCTACGACGTAGTTATAGTCATCGAGTTTAATGATATTGTGTGGTGGGTATTTTTCTGATGGTTGAGTCGACCGATTGAGCAGTCTATCGATATCGGCAAACAATGAGTCGTAACCCAATGAAGTACCTAAAATTGTTGAAGATTCTAACGACCCAAATTTAATGCGGCCTGTTGCTAAATTTGTCATACTATTTCTCCCTATTGGCGAGTGTTATTAAAAATTCTACCCCGAAGGCGTAGATAAAATGATAGATATTTTTGTGTCAGGAACCTATCAAACCCCGTGAGAGCAGCCCATCCCGATTTCGCTTCAACGGAGGCAGAATTCTAGCGGGTCTGCCTTTTCTATTTATATATCTATTTACCAAAAAGTCCTAAAACTTTTTGTTTCAATGTTTTTGCCCATGTGGATTGCTCAACATGCCAACCAATAAACGCACCAACTAAAATCCAGAATAAAGTTTCTAACATATGTTACTCCTTTATAAAATTGATAGGTTATTCTGTTACGAGGAAACCTATCGAAACCCTAAGTGGCAATTAAGCCGCTAATGCGAATAACTCATCGTTTGCAGTTATACTTGTTTAACTTTAACGTGTTATTTCCACGATTCTCCAGTAGCCCTTTGACCTCAATCGATCCCAGTTCATCCACACTAAAGATACTTTTCTCAAATACCCTTAGTGTAGATGGCGGGAATTGAACCCGCGTCTTGAACTCATACCTCTACCTTCAACGAATTCTTTTGTGTTTTACCTCTAATCCACCCTTCAGGTATTTCAGAAGTAAGGTTTAATTTAATACTACTTATACCATCAGTAACCCACATAAATCTTTTACCATATTGAGAATTGTTTACACCTTTTTGGTGCTCTTTTTCTTTCATGGTGTTTTTCATTTTAGTTAAAGCTTCATCTGTTTTTGAGAGTGCTATAACTTTTTTAAGATGCTCTGGGTCATTAAAAGAACCTTTTCTCCCAGCTTTATTTTGTTGACTAACTCGTTCTGCCCACTGCTTTGCAAACTCTTTATCTTCGTTTAACCGGTCGGCAAATGCAATTCCACCATATTGTCCTAATCCGCCAATAGCTAGATTGTATGTGTCTTTGCGTCTAACAAAATCAATATTTACAAGTTCTTTTTCCTTAGAGTACATTTCATCTTCTGTTAAAAACTCTTGTAGTATTTCTTTTTTAAAATTATCAATTCCATATTTTATTATGGCGTCTTTGATGATTTGCCCAGACCCCATATATCCATCATCAAGATTTTTAGTTTTATGTACACCAATATAAATTTTGTCATTAAGTAAATTAGTTATTTTATAAATGTAATAATGCATAGCTTTCTCCTATACATTTATTTATAAAAATAATACTCTCACGCTGTCGAAACCTGGTCATCCCCATCAAAAAGATACTAAATTAAAACTTTATCATCAACTACATATATTTTCCATCGTGGATGTTTTTTAGAAATACTTAATGCTTTAGTTTCAAGATGGTCTTTACTACGACTTTTATCTTTTACGTATTTCTTATAACCATCATCAATGACAATTTTATACATATTATAATATCTTTTTGGTGGAGATGGGGAGAATCGAACTCCCGTCCAACATGCCTTACTTTAGAGTTTACGTCGTTTCTTGCCAATAACCCTCACGGAATACTTCCAAAATATCTAGGTTGTTTAGTCTGTATTCCATTAACACATATTCCATTATCACTCTTGAGGTGCATATGGTCGTTTTGATATTTGTTGAATACTAGGATTGTGTTTTTTAACGTTATCACTAACCTCTGTTAACTGAGGCTCAACTGTTATACATCCAGTTAATAATAGTAAACAAACTAGAATAAGCGTTTTCATATTCTCACATCATTATATTGCACACTTTGTAGATGTGCAACTAATATTCTGTTTTTTTCTTACCAATGTTATATTTACTCACCAACTCCCAATCGTTGCGTTCTTTAAAAGCAATAATCTTGATTTGGTGTAATTGTCCTATGTTATCTTTCATAATGTTTGGATTAACTATCTTGACCAAACCCCAATCTTCCAATAACTTAGCAATAGCATTGCGTCTTTGGATATCATTTTCATCTAGACTAGATGGTTTACCATCCAAAGCAAATAGCTCTTTGAAATGTGTAATGTAGTATTTACCTTGTTTGTGGAGTATATGACAAGACTGATATAATACTTTATCCGTTCTAGACGCAACACCAATTCGAGATAAAGTCTCTCGCACTTTTAAAAAATCGTCTTGTTCTTTGAGGGTAACCTCAACAAAACTTGCAATATCAATCATCTTAATCCTTTAATCCACCTATATCGGTTTGTTTTTTTAATTGTTGGATTTGTTCTTCACTGAGTAATCGGAGTGATTCTCTAGCTTTAGTATCTGAGTAGCCATAGTAGGCTTTGACACATTCTATATCTTCAACTTTATCCGATTTATCCCACTTGTGAAAAGGTCTTTTCATGGACCTTACAGTATTTATAAGATAGAGATATTGCAACTTTTTATCTAACCAAGGACGTTCGTTCATTTCACTAGCAAAACCAACACAATCTAAATGCTGTGATAGTGCTTTATTGGTGAGAAATGGACTATAATCTTTTTCTGACGCGATATCAATCATGAGATTTTTTTTACTTATCAAAATCTCATTTACATAATCAAAAACTTTAGGCATTCTATTCTCCAGAGGTTGAAAAAGACATCAGTTCCTCTATTTCTTTTTTAGTTAATGGTCTAACTCTAGTGACTGCAGGATCATTTAATCTAATACCATACATGTATCTTTTACCACTAGAAGTGTATTTGTCTTTTTTTGGTTCATATTGAAATGGTGTAAATGTTTTAGGATCAACTTTCAGTATCCATCCAGAACCTTTATATGCGTAAGATTTATGTGGAACCGTGACAAAATATAACTCATCAACCATCCTACATTTTTTAAGTTGACCAGTCCTAATTGAAACGCATCTTAGTTCAATGTAGGGTGTCTGAGTTTTTACTTCAATAGTTTTACCGTTAATTAGAATTGTTTGTGAGTCTGCATCACCATCTTCGTCAGCTTCCACAACTTTTCTAACTTTTTCATAAACTATCATATCTTTAGTGCTGTCGTATAAATCGATGGCATCTTCTACATAGGTGTTGTCTTTTGAAGAAAACATGTTACGAATGATTTTCTCGCCAACTTGACCAAGCTGAGAAATCTTAATATCTCGTTTAAGTTTTTTAATCTCTTCTATTTCATCCATGAAGAATCTTCCTCTACGTATAAGTTTGGATTAGTTCTTTTATAATTAATATCATTAAAAGCTGTGTTAAGTTTTATGGCAATTTCTTCGGTAATATCAGATAGTTTAACACTAATATCTTGACCTGCATAATATTCTACTGCTCTTACGGTAATACCGTAAAACTCTTCACCAAAAGCTTCTAGATATCTTTCTCCACCGATATGTCTTTCATCACTTCGCAATGTTTTTCTAACAGCACCACAAAATTTACCTAAACGTTCACGAGTTGAATTGCCTGAATATCCAACATAAAGCGGAACATTGTTACGATAGATACAATGAATACCATTATCTGGTAATTTAATGTTATTTGGAATTAAAGATACGCCTTTACCTGAACTATCGTAATTGGGTTCAAAAGCTACGTTTTGTGCATTATTTAACCCACTAATAATTTCTTCAGCGTAATCAGAAGCAATTTTTACTTCATTTCCCCATAGGTCTTTTATCATTTGAATTTACTCTCCACCATAATATACGATAGTAATGCTAGGTCATTGAGTTGTCCATCAGAAACAAAAGCTCTCTTATATTGATAGTCTGCTAATGTTATGATTAAGGCTGGCACATAACTCGGGTCTACGACATCATACAACGTATCGAATAACTTTCGATATAAGCTAGCGGATTCGTAATCGTTATTAGCTACCCAACGCTTAAGACCACC